AATAGATATTTGGGTATTTTGTTTTATTATATTTCATTGTATTCTCCTTGTTTATCGGCTTCTGGACAAGGTCTAAACATTGAGAATATTGACATCACCCCTTTCATGGTGTAAAATAGGATATAGAAAAGAGGCCTTTTTAATGGCTGATTTTTTATAAGGGTAAGCTTCACAATCAAACTTTGGCGAGGGCGATTGTGGGGCTTTTTTGTTATTTTAAGTAAATTTTTCCTTGTAATGTGCTAGTTGTAGCAATTACATTCCCATCCTCATCATAGAAAGCTAAGCGAGGATAGTAGGTTTCTTTGAAATCATAATCAGATGTTTTTTTCCATGAATCAAAGGTCACTTGTAAGTGAGCCAATGGTTTTTTAAATTTTTCAGTCATATCTGAGCTACTAAGGGTATTAATAGATTTGGGATAGATTATTCTGATTTCTTCAGATTTTTTCTCAATCTTAATGTCAACTATATCACTATCTCTGTCTTTGATATAATTTTCATAAATAGAATAATAATCTTCTAATGCTGCTTCTTTTTTCTTTTCGTTATTATTTCCTACTGCACTTATTAATAGAAAGAGTAGAGAGATGGATAGAAATAATCCAGATAGTATTTTCCAAGCCTTTTTCCCTTGTTTGATATTTTTATAGAGAAAGAAGGCTGATAGTAGAGCCAACAAAAGCCAAAAAATCATAATATACGCCTCCTAAATATTCTTATGTAATCTTAAAATATTGAATATCTGCTCTCCACCTTGTCTGTAATTCAAGACGAGTTTGAGGGCATAGCTTTCAGCATATTGTAAGTTATAAATCAAGTAATTCATCAGTCTATTGTGTAGAGCTGGCTTACTGATGTTGGTTTCATATTGTATAGACTCAAAGGATTCTCTTGCAATGAGAGCTTTCCTTAGTCGTTCATCTGTTAAGTATAAGATTGAGGCGACTGTGTCAGCCTCTTTTTCTATTAGAATCAGCTCTTCTGGGTACTTTTCACTAGCATTTTTGCTCATAAGCGACATATAGATAGGCTGATGCTGAGCGTTAGCAAGATGACAGTATATGTGGCTAAGTTCGTGTAATATTGTAAAAATAACACGTCCTTTAGTATTAGTATGTTGATTAATATAGATGATATACCGTTCTAGGTCTAAATCAGGTACGGTCAATCCAGCGCAACTTTCACATAATACTCTATCAGTATATGTGACTGTTTGATTAGAAACCAACCCTCTATACTTAATATCTTTATCAGTAGGTTGATAGTCTTGTAATTCTGGATAGTATTCTTTCATCTCGTCGTAGTCAATGAAATTAAATAAAATTGGATAACGTTGCTCAAAATATTTAATAACATCATGGTAACTAATACTTTCAGTTTCTTTCTCAATTTGGCTTAATATTTGATAAGCCTTGTTGTGATATTTAAAATACTGTTCCCTTGTCAATGGATTGTATTCCAATAAATCACCTACTTCCAATTAGAGTCGTCTTGAATTAGTTGTCTTGCTGTTTTCATCAACCCTTCAAGAGCTGTATTAAATCGCTCTTTTTGAGAGTCTGAAAGACCTTCAGTTTCTTTACGAAAAAGGACAATAGCTTGTTTTGTGAGATTATCCACAGCAGGGTCATTCTGACTATCTGCAATATTAGGATTATCTGTGCGCCCAAGCAGGTAGTCTGTACTGACATGGAAGTAGTCAGCAATCTGTTGTAACCTTTCGGCAGAAGGTTGATTTCTTTTTAATCCGTATAAAGAATTTTTACCCAATTCTAACTTTTCTTCCAAGGTATTTAGTGAAATTCCTTGCTTTTCGCATAAATCTTTCACGATTTCAAAAGTAGAAAACATTGTTTTATCAGCCTTTCTAGGATCTGACAAAAAATATTTTATAAAAAACGCAAAAAATAGTTGACTTTATTTTGCGTTTACGCTAAAATAGTTTTTGTAAAGTTAAAGAGTTAGTAAAAAAACTAATAAAAACTTATCTAAAAATTAAATAGCTTTGGCGAGCAGGATATGTTGATAGATATATGATTTTATCAAGGTTTTTAACTATGCTTTCATTTTAGCAGATACGCTAAAAAGTGTCAAGTATTTTATAAAATAATTTACTAACTCTTTAACGTTTATAAAATAAAGGAGGAAGTTACATGAGCCAACAACATCGTAAGTGGAATGAGCTCGTAAAGGAGCGAATTGAAAAACGTGGATGGTCGCAGACTGACCTAGCTATTGTAGTTGGAGTTAGTCCATCAACGATTACACAGTTATTTAAAGATGGGAAAGGAAGTGATGACTTGAAGCTTCGTATCAATAAAAAGTTGCGAATCAACGAGCCATGGGAAAAATTCGAGGATTAGAAAATGGATAATGTAAAACACGATAATAACCTCATCAAAGAAATCATTGAGAAACATTTTGAAAATATGGTTGACGACGTTTTGGCACATACAGAGACCTATCATGAAGCTTTGGGTGCTATTTGTTCCATCAAGGGAAGCAATATTCCTGACATGATTCACCTAGCTGATTGTTTGAGGAAAGCTATCAGAAAACGTGCTATGCAACAAAAAACACCTAATCATGACAATTAGGTGCTGAAAGATTACGCATTTGAACGAATGTGTACTACATAATCAAGATTGACTAGATGTCGAAAATCTGTTTTAACTTCGACAAGAACTATATGATTCGCAGTGTCAGAGCAATCATCATATATTTGGAAAAAGTCAATTTTATCACCATTTGAGAAAGTGATTGTGATTGAATCATTCTCATCACTTTCATCAAAACAATCTTTGATGAATTGTTTCATATTCTCACCCCCTTTCTGCTTACATTATAGCAGAAAGACAAGAAAGAACATAGAAAGGAGAGAGGGATGATGAGCGACCTATCAAAAAAGTTACTACCAATTCAAAATTTAGAAATTAAGATAGATAGCGACTCTAGTATTCCACGAGTTATTTTGAACGGGATTGATTTTCGAGTAGAAGATATTGGTCTTCAAGGTATCAAGATAATTTGGGAGACAAAGAAAGATGAAGTGCCAGAGACACTTATTCAGGTTGATTATATAACTAACCGTGAAGCACCCCACATAGTATCTGTCAAACAGTCGTTTAAAAATACTTTACTTAAATAGTTTTGGCGAGTTTTATTTACATTATACAAAATTTAGAAAGGAACATTATGAACGAAATTTTTAACTTTCACGGGCAGGAAGTCCGTACTTTGACAATTGACGATGAGCCTTGGTTTGTCGGGAAGGATGTTGCAGACATCCTAGGATATAGCAAGGCTAGAAATGCGATTGCTCTTCATGTTGATGAAGATGACGCCCTAAAACAGGGCCTCACAGATAATTTAGGAAGGGTTCAAGAAACTATCATCCTTAACGAATCTGGTCTCTACTCTCTCATCTTATCCAGTAAGTTGCCTCAGGCTAAGGAATTCAAGCGCTGGGTGACATCAGAGGTCTTGCCAGCTATTCGAAAGCAGGGCGGATTTATCCGTGAGGACTTGGACGAGGATGCCTTTATCGCTCTGTTTACTGGCCAGAAGAAATTGCGTGAGCAACAGACTAGCATGCTGGAAGATATCGACTACCTCAAGAGTGAGCAACCGATTCATCCAAGCTATGCTCAGTCGCTCCTGAAGAAGCGTAAGGCTAGGGTTGTGGCTTGCTTGGGTGGTATTGATAGTCCAGCTTATGCTGACAAGATTTTCGCTCAGTCAGTCTTTAGACAAGCTGAGATTGACTTTAAAGACCACTTCAATATTAGTCGATATGACCTGCTACCCAAGAAGCATGCGGATGCCGCTCTTGCTTACTGGATGACGTGGGAGCCAAGCACTAATACCAAGATGAAAATCATGAAATTGAACTCATTTGACGAAGGGTAGGAGGGAAAGAAGATGGACAATGTTCTACTTTCACTATCTGAATGGATTAAGTCCATTATCAAGGACACAATCACAAGGCTAGTCGAAATAGAAAAAGATAGTGATCACTATCCAGAGTTGATGGATGTGAACACTACCTGTGATTTTCTAGGAATTAAGTATGCCACATTTTCAGATAATTATCGTTACTTAAAGGGATTTCCAAAGGAATTACCTGGTAAGAAATGGTCAAAAAGAGCCATCAAAGAATGGCTCTCTAATCAAATATAATAACTTTACTAAAAGGCTTCTGGACAAGGTCTTAGCAAAATTATTTGACTATATTATAGCACAAAAAGAGGATAAAAAACATGAACAATTTACAAATTATCGCAGTAGGCACAGTAGTATCAGTGGTATTGATTGAATCGCTGATGATGAATATCAAGCTAAAAATGGCCATGAGACCGAAAAAGAAGATTCAATTTCAAGCGCCACAATTTGAAAAAGGGTTTATCGACTTTAAAACAGGTCGACGTGTGGATATTGATCCCGTGACACGAAAAGAAACATTTGTGGATTAGCAGAGAAACGGAGGGTGTCAATGGTAGTTAAAAACAAGCGATACTACTGGATTCAACTAGCTCAGGATTTTTTCAAGTCTAAAGAAATGAAATTGCTTCGTAAGATTGCAGGTGGCGATACGCACACTATCATCTATCTCAAAATGATGTTGATTAGTTTAGAGGATGGCGGGCACATCTACTATGATGGACTTGCTGACAATCTAGCTGAAGAAATCGCTCTTGTTATTGATGAGAATGTTGAAGATATTAAAATCACTTTGATTTTCTTGGAGAGTAAGGGATTGCTGACTAGAAAAAATGATAGAGATTATTTCTTAGAACAGGTTCCTGAGATGGTTGGAAGCGAAACGGCGAGCACTCGTAGAAGTCGCAAACATAGAGAGTTGAGGGGGTTGCATTGCAACACCATTGCAACAACTTGCAACGGAGATATAGAGAAAGATATAGATACAGATATAGAGAAAGAAAATAATAAGACGATAGTTAGTTCCAACTTATCTGAAAATTTGAAACATAGCGGTATTCGGATAAACAATAAACAACATCAACAGCTGCTTGAATATGTAGGACTTGATGGAATGAGTTTTGATATGTTAAACCGTGCAATTGAGATAACTTCGGAGGTTTATCAACCTAGTTTCAAGTATCTGAGAGGGATTCTTGAAAATTGGAAAAAGAAAGGTTTTACAACTATTGAACAGGTAGATGATAATGACCAAAAATATAAAGATAGCAAGAACTCCCATCTTCAAGGAAGACAACAAAATGAAAAAAAATCAGAACAGGGGGCTAAGGACGAATGGGGATTTTAGAACTTATCGAGCAATTTGAAGATGACTTTTATCCGATCAGCGACGAAAAGAAATCTTTGCTTATAAAACAACCTCTTTCTACCGTTACTGAGTGCCTATCAGATATGGCCAGCTGGCAGGCTTGCGGAGGTAAGATGTCATGGTAACTGATGCACTCGAGGAGATGGCCTTATCTTACCATAGAAATACTGAACAGCAGGCTGAAATTTGCGAAAAGCATGGGATTCCCTTGATCAAAATCCTCCGGACAAATGATGTCCTTTGTCGCTTATGTGAATCGGAACGGATCCATGCAGAGAATCAAATAAAGGTCAATGAGTTGGCTGATGCCGAGCATGAACGAGAGCGGAAGTTCTATCTTGAGAGATTCTCTCTCTATGATGATGTACTGAAAAATGCTACTCTTGACAACTTTGACACACCGACTGAAAAAGAAGCTGAAAAGTTGAAGTTTGCCAAAAAAATTTGTAGAGAGTGGGCAGGTGGAGCGAGAAACAATGTTGTTTTTCAAGGCGAAGCTGGAACGGGTAAAAGCCATCTTGCTTTTGGCATTATGAAAGTCTTATCAGAAACCACAAAGGAAATTGCTATTTTTATCAATGTCACTGACTTGTTAATGAAAATCAAGGCGGACTTTAGTCAGGAAGAGTTCCTGGTCAATAAAATTGCTAGTGCAAAGTTTTTGGTCTTGGATGATCTTGGTATGGAGAAGGACAGTGAGTGGTCCTTTAGTATTCTTTACAATATTCTCAACAAAAGGGCTAATACGGTTATCACGACTAATCTGACTGCACAAGAAATTCAGAAACGCTACGGTCGGCCGTTTATGAGTCGGTTGATGAAAGGTGTAGACAATGATCATCTGATGGTATTTAATGACTTGAAAAACAAAAGGAAAGAGTATTTTTAGATATGAATGAAATTAAAGAAAAAGCCTTGGCTAAGTTGCTAGAGGAATTAAATCAACCACATGATGCTGCACTTGACCGTGTTCATAACTGGATATGCGATCAGGAAGATGAGGAATTATTTAAAGGAATCTTAAAAGAGCGATACTCTCTGAAATGTGCTTTAAGCCATGCTAAAGAAAAAGCTCGTAAATTTGCTGAAAACGGAGTCGCTTGTATCGATGATGCTACTGTCTTCAGATGGGTTAGAGAGTACTTTATCTCAAATTCACAAGTATCTAACATCCAGCAGGTGCCTGTTGAGCCCGTCAAGAAGAAAAAGGAAGACAAATCTCAGGCTTCTCCTGAAGAAAAGGTTGATGTCGCCAAAATTAGGAAAGGCGCAAGGCCAGATGATGATATCATCATGAAACCTAAAATTAAGAAAGAGAAAGGAGTAGTCGAAAAGCAAATGAGCATTTTCGATTTCTTGGATGAATGAAACATGAACAATGCAAGCGAGAAGCCGATAGACGATTGAAACCACCTGCAAACTTCTGGAGCTGGTGCTATTCGCAAATCACAACGTACAAATGGACCAATAAGGACAAGACCATAATTGCTTCAGATTTGAATCTTGGTCATTGTATTGAAAAGCGACTGACAAAGTCGTCACGGCTTACTTTTTATGACAAGACTTACTTTTTCTCTATCATTCTCAGCACTTCGAAACGTATCGAAATACAATCTTATGAATTCAGGTCGAAGTTGGTTGAAGGAAAACAATTTATCGATTGGCATTTTACAAATTTGGAGCGATTCGAAAATGACAAACATGTGAAGATTGGCCAAGATTACAACGGACAATTTTATCCGTATCTTTTCGCTAATTTCTTTAGCGGAGGATATTATACAGGTAATATATTCTATCCAAACAACTGGGTTGAAAAACTTAAAAAGGTATCTGAACTCAAATATTTGAAGTTCGGGAATATCTATTTTTGGGAAATTGAACGACTTTACAAATATAAGTTTGAAATCGAGTTTGCTCAGAAGATTCATGCTTATAGGTTGGCCAACGAAATCATGTATCCAAATTATAGAATTGGATTTACAAGAACAGTAGATATGCGAACCTTGAACCGTAGATGGCTTCAGAAGAATAAACAATTCTTTAAGAACTCGAATCGTAGTTTCAATGAATTTGAATTAAGCCGTCGGTTAAAAGAGCGGAACGGCCAGCTGGTGCCTGGCATTGAGTCGTATCTGACATACCATGATATCAAGCATATACCTAAAGGTGTAGGGATCAATAAGTTTCAAAATTGGGTTATTAAGAATCATATTGAATTCAATGAGTATCTTGACTATCTCAAAATGCTACGAGAAATGGAAATTGAGCCTGAAGGCGATGCTATGCTTGTGCCAAAGGATTTTACGGCTATGCACAATCACACAGTCGAATTATACAATCAATTCGTTGAAGAAAGACGCAAACTGGAAGATAAGAAGAAACGCAAGCAACTTGAAGCTGAGTTTAAACTTAAAAAAGGAATGGATAGGACCATCCACGGTTACGCATTCCATGTTCCTATAAAAGTGGCCGAACTGATCTACGAAGGGAAGAAATTACATCACTGTGTAAGCTCATACACAGATAAGCACTTCAAAGGGGACACCTTGATAGTGTTTGTCCGTTTATCAAATCAACCAAAAACACCTCTTTACACACTTGAGGTAAAGCAGGGTAAGATAGTCCAGTTTCGTGGAAAGTATAACGAAGATGTCCCAAGCGATGTCTGGGACATAGCTAATGAATGGATGAAGCAAACGAAATTAGTATCAAAAGCAGCATAGGAGGTGTAAAGGATGAAAAGAAAAAATTATATTATTTTTATCAGGCATTTAAAGAAAATAAAAGATTTAGTAGATTTTTATGAATACATTGCAGATTCAAGAGTTTGTGCAATTGCTATTTATTTATTTTTAATAGTATGCTCACCTTTCATTGCTTTGCTATTTCCAATCGCATACATAGAGCATTGTCTTTATAAAAAAAGATTTATTAGACAATGCGTTGAATACGACTGGTGTTCAAAGGAATATCTTGAAGAGGTTGTTGATATCAGAAAAATTGAAAGTGAGGAATTTTAATGAACATTCAGGGACTAATTGAGCGATACGAAAAATTTAAAGCTAGCAAGAAGAAATTGACCTCGGTTGATTTGGTTTTGAAAGACTTACGTTCTTTGGACGAACCAGAACCGTTGCCGTTCAAATTAAAAGATGTCATTGGTCGAATTAGAGGGTTTGATCCAACAACTCAAACCAGATGGCTTAATGACATCCTTAAAGAATTAGGGGACGACTACGGTTCAATGAAATATCGCAGTGGTTACGAACAAGGAAAACTTGAGGGAGCATGGGTTGGTAATCAATTGAAGGATGCTGATAAGATTCGACGTGAGTTGAATCAAGTAAAGGTTCCGCAGTGTGTGGCGGATGTGATTGAAGGAGCAAGAGAGCAAAGCGTAGAGTTGGAAGATGCGTTCGAGTATGTTTGGGAAGTAGCCACCGGAGAGTTACGCGAATGGTTTAGAAAACTTGAAAATAGAAATAATTTCGCTCGTGCATGGCTGGACGGCTACGAGGTCGAGGAAGAGAAGCGGTATTTGGTAAGGATTAAAGGAGTTGAAGAAGATAACGCATTCTTAAATTACTATGTTCCAAGAAACGAATGGTTCATGGATAGCGCTTGCGATATGGGTGACATTCGTGCATTTCACACCCGCAAAGAACTAGAAGAAGCAGACTTCGGCTGGGTGTTTGATTGCCCAGGCATTGACGTTGAGGAGGTGGAGTAAATGGTGGAAATAATGTATTGGTTAATGTTCTTAGCTTGTCTGCTGATTTCGGCTATGACATTTTACATTTTAAACCTACAAAGAATGGTCAATAACGACCTAAGAAGAAAATATAATGATTTACAACAGGAACTTAGGCGTGAATTCGGATGGGAAAATTATGACTGGGGCAATAATTTTAGGGAATATGCTCAAAAAGTTGAAGAACTTATCAAATTCAAAGATAATCTTGAACGACTTGAAATCATTAAGAAAGCATTAGATGTTCAAAAACTAGAAGAATTACAGAAACGTAAAGATCTAGTGGAACGTGAAATCAAAAAACTTGAAAAGTAAGGAGGTGGAGTGATGAGTTATGATTTGGAAATCTTAGCGAAAATAGAAAACGGAGATTATATTTGTATCGCTGAACCTAGATATAGTTCTCCGACCTACAATCTCGGGAAGATGTTTAGAATTGCTATGGATTGGGATTTTGACCAAGGTACTACGTACAACATCGCTGATGTTTTAGATAACATTCAACGCGGTATCTCTGAATTAGAACGGTACCCTGAAAAGTATGTGCAGTATGAACCTGAAAATAGATGGGGAACAGTTAGCGATGCGTTGGAGGTTTTAAAGTCACTGAAAGAGTGTATTTTAGAACAAGATATTGACACGAAATATTTATATGTGAGGTGGTAATGTGAAACGACCAAATAGATACCCGTACACACGAAGTCAGTGGGTTGAAGAAACCGTTGATTACTGTACGTATAAAAACGATATTTGCTATACAAGTCACATTTTAGAAAATAGACTTACTGGAGAAATTAAGAGCAAGGAGGTGGAGTGATGGATGAGCAAAACATTTTAGAGACACAATTGATTTTAGGTAAGCAGGTTTTAGAGATTGTCTTGGATTTGCTAAAAAACGACTCAAAAGCAGGGGCAGTTTTGCCTTTAAATATAAATGATCATGATTTTACTATCACGATTGAAAAGGAGGTCACAGATTGAAACGATTCATAGCTATCTGGATTCTGCTATCTGCTGGATTGAACATCTGGCAGATGGAGAAAATCCGCAATCTGGAAGAAAAGCGCCCGATGCTTGTCTATAAAGCTGATAATCAAGGCACTGAAATATTTGGTAAAGTCCTTGAGAAAGAGCGACATGGGAAACTATACACGCTTACGATTCGTGACTACGGTGTGTTCGTGGTTACGAAGGACGTGTATGAAAAAGTGAAAGTAGGAGATGAGGTAAGATTATAATGACAAAGTACAAGAAACCAACTTACATCATCATTCAGGAAGCAATGGCAGAGCGAATTAGATTTCTGGAAGATGAACTGTATGAAAGGGCCTATAAGGATATTGAGAAGCTAGAAGCTCAAAATGATTTCTTAAAAGGTCTTTGTAACAATCAACTTGAAATCATCATGGATTACGAATGGAAGCAGCTGCAAGAGCAAGCGGCATTCATAAAAGCTAATACTAGGAAATGGAGAGCAAGATGCAGCTAAGACTTAAAGAACTTAGAGAAGACCTATGTATCTCTGTCAAAGATATGGCCAGAGATACAGGTGTCTCCCAAAACACAATTCATTTGTATGAGCGAGGTGGATATCCATCTATTAAGCAGATTGAAATGATTGCTAAAACCTATGATGTAAACCCTGCGTGGCTTGTTGGGTGGATAGATGATGAAATGATGCCTGGAATACAGGTAGTCGAAAAAGTGGTCTACAAAGAAAGCCCAACAGCAAGATTGCCAGATTATTTTAACAACAATAACGATGGTAAGATTATCAAATGGGTTAAATCAAAAAGATACATGGGAGGTAAGGTTTGGTCAAAAAGAACTTAACAAAAGCACGAAGGGATTATCTTGAGTTTGAACTCGATGATAAATATTTAAAGATTGACAAACTTATCGGTCAACGAAGGCATGAACTAGAACGTTTGTACGAAGTTAAGCATCTTACTGTTCCTGGTATTGATGATACTGGAGCAAGTGGTAGTGGGACATTCGTCAACAGGTCGGAGAATCTAGCGGTTGCTTATGCAAGCGATCCTATGATTTTAAGACTAGAAAATCTTCAAAATGCTATCTACCGATTACTAGATAATCTAGAACCAGATGACAAAAAAATCTTTTATCTTCGTTGGGGAGAACATACTGGATACGACTGGATTCAAGTTTGGCACATCATGGAGAACGGAGAAACTGGGTACTTGTATAGACACAGCAAGCAGATTTACAGAAGACGTGAAGTGATTCTCGATACACTTTCAAATTTGCTCTTTATGTAAAGTTGTCAAAAAAACATATAGAATTGACAAAAAGAAAATGATAGATTGATACTATCCAAAGCACTGAGAAAATTTCAGTGCTTTATTTTTTGTGAAAGGAGCAAAACTATGAATATTGTTGAACCGTTACGAGATAAGGATGATATCCAAGCCATGAAGGACTATCTATTATCTTGGAATGAAAAGTATTACATGCTATTTCTTTTAGGAATCAATACAGGTTTTCGTGTCGGGGATATTCTCAAACTAAAGGTTAAAGATGTTCAAGGTTGGCACATTAAAGTTAGGGAACAGAAAACAGGGAAATACAAGAGCATCAAAATGACAAGACCGCTCAAGAATGAATTGAGGGAATTTGTCAAAGATAAAGAACTACATGAATATCTATTTCAGAGTCGTGTTGGAAAGAATAAGGCACTCAGCTATAAGACGGTATACTGGTTTCTTAAAAGAGCTGCTGAAGACTTAGGCATTGATAATGTCGGAACTCACACGATGCGAAAAACATTTGGCTATCATTACTACAAGAAGTACAAGAACGTTGCAGACTTGATGTCATTATTCAATCATTCAAGTCCAGCAGTCACACTAATTTATATTTGTGTAAGGCAAGATGAACTTGATACTAAGATGAGTAATTTTAGCCTCTAATATTTTTTTGATTTTTTCAATTATCCATAACGAGGAAGTTTCTAGTTTATATTTTGAATAGGGCCTGAAGCATTGTCCGCATTAGTTTTTGAGTGTGAAACAAAATTGGATAAAATATAAGATATAACTAATTCAACAGAGATATTTTACATAATTTAAAAATCAAAGAGCCAATCTTGTCAAAAAAAGATATAGAATTGACAAAATGAATCTGATATATTTGTATCATGAAAAAAATCCAGAAGTTGAAGGTACTGCATAGGCGATGGCTTATTTTAAAAATCCTAAACACTCTGACTGGTTTAGAACTTGGCAGATTAAATTCTACAACTCGAAATCTTGGAGAACTCTGAGAAATAGAATCAGAAGTACAAAGCGTATGCGCTGCGATATATGTGGACGTTTAATTCATAGCAAGAGCATTGTCGACCATATCATAGAGATCGATGAAACTAATTATCAAGATGAGTCTATTACTCTCAACGAAGATAATCTGCAACTACTTTGTCTCGAGTGTCATAATACAAAAACATTTCAAAGTAAAATAAATTTAAATTTAGAAAATCGGAATATTAATTTATTTTGATTTTTTATTTTTTTGAATTTTTGAATTTTTGATTTTTATCAGACCCCCCTATTTTAAATTTTCACACACCTAAAATAATAACGGTGTCAATCCTCTTATATACCTCTCCCCCAAAAATGACGAAAATTGATACAAGAAAGGAGCATGATTTTGAAAATCAATGAAGTTTTAGAAAAGCTAGGAATAAGTCGTGCTACCCTTACCAGGTATCGAAAAAAGCTAGGCATATTTGAAGAAACTCGGTCGAATATCACAAAAAGTCAGTTCAAAGAGTTAGAAAAACTTGCAAATCAACGTCAAAAGTACACAAGAGAGGAGCGTGTCGAGCTATCTCGTAAGACTTTTAAACTGATTCCAAAAGAAAAAATGCTTGAAATCAGTGATAATGATTCAGTCGGTTTGAAAAATCTTAAAACTCAATACAATCATAATCAAAAAGTGATTGAAAACTTCCAGTTGGAAATTAATAAAGTCATCAATAACGGTGAGCTACCTGATAAGTATCTACTTGATGGAATGGAAAAGTATCAAAAGCTAAACATGCAGATTATGTCAACGATTGAAAAGCAAAGTCCACAGGGCGACAGTCTCAAAGAAATGATTCAGGAGAAGTTGGCTCGATATGGTTGAGATGAGATATTTTGATAAATATGCTCAGCTGGTCTACTCAGGTAAGATTCGCGTTTGTGCACTCACTATGAAATCTATTAAACGTGTAGAGAGGTACAAGGAGCAATACATCTTCAAACAAGAAGAAGCTGACAAACGGATTAAGTTCATTGAGGAAGAGTGCAGCAACACTAAAGGTCTTGCTGGCAAGTTACGTTTGGCCTTACCTCAGAAGGTTTGGCTAGAAACAACGTGGGGTTTTTATCATACAGTTGAAGTTACAAAAACAGATCCCGATACACTTGAAGAATATAAAGATTTCGAAGAAAGGCGTCTCATTCATGAGGTGCCTATTATTGTACCTCGTGGTACAGGAAAAACCACCCTTGGTTCTGCCATTGGTGAGGTTGGTCAGATTATTGACGGTGAGTGGGGTGCTGATATTCAGCTTCTAGCTTACAGTCGTGAACAAGCTGGCTATCTGTTTAATGCTTCTAGAGCTATGCTGTCGAACGAAGAGAGCTTGCTACACTATATGCGTGAGGCTGACATACTACGGTCAACTAAACAAGGTATCTTGTACGAGACAACTAATAGTCTTATGTCAATCAAGACTTCTGACTATGAAAGCCTTGATGGTACTAATGCTCACTACAATATTTTTGATGAAGTGCACACTTATGATGATGACTTTATCAAGGTTGTGAATGATGGTTCGAGTCGTAAGCGAAAAAATTGGATAACATGGTACATCTCCACCAATGGGACGAAACGGGACAAGCTTTTTGATAAGTATTACAACATCTGGGTAGATATTCTTGATGAAAAGATTATCAATGATTCGGTCATGCCTTGGATTTATCAGCTGGATGATGTTTCTGAAATTCACAATCCAGATATGTGGCAGAAAGCTATGCCTTTACTCGGTATAACGACTGAGAAAGAGACGATTGCTAAGGATATTGAAATGAGCAAGAATGATCCAGCACAACAGGCTGAGCTAATGGCTAAAACATTTAATCTCCCTGTTAATAACTATCTTGCTTACTTCAGTAATGAAGAGTGTAAGGGTTGGTCAGATAAGTTTGATAAGAGTTTGTTTGTCGGAAATGAGGAGCGGAGTGCTCGCTGTGTGCTTGGTGTTGACTTGTCTGATGTCAATGATATTTGTTCGGTCTCATTTATGGTCGTGCGTGGCGAAGAGCGTCAGTATTTGAACAAGAAATTCATGCCACGTCATACGATTGAAGGACTTCCAAAAGAACTGAGGGACAAATACGCTGAGTGGGAGCTTAGTGGACAGCTTCATGTTCATGAGTTGGACTACAATGATCAAGCTTATATCTTTGAAGAGTTAAGGCAGTTTATGAGTGAGAATAGAATCTTACCAGTTGCAGTCGGATATGACCGCTGGAATGTAAAAGAGCTTATCCGCTTAATTAATGCCTACTACGGAGATATATGTCACGACATTCCACAAACGGTCAAGAGCTTATCTAATCCTTTAAAAGTGTATAAAGAAAAAGCTAAGATGGGGAAAATCATCTTTGATGATCCTGTGGCAACTTGGAACCACGCAAATGTTCGTGTCAAGATAGATGCGAATAACAATGTATTTCCAAATAAAGAAAAAGCAAAAGAAAAGATTGACGTATTTGCTAGTCAGTTAGATGCTTTTATCTGCTACGAAAATTTCAAGGAAGACTTGAGTTATTACTTTGATTGAGGTGAAGAATGAACAAATATATAAATAATCTAAGAGAGGTTTTTGCTAGGATTTTCAGACCAAGTAATAGAAAATCCACAAGGACCTATTTACAAAGAAATTTGAATTATTGGAGAAGAAATTCGATTTACTTAGACAATATCTACAATAAGATTTCAACAGATACTGCACAAGTTCGATTTAAGCATGTGAGAATCACTCGAAATCCGACTGGAGTTGACAAGATGGAGTGGTTTGAAAATAGTGATCTTGCAAATGTTTTATCTTTCTCTCCAAATCCTCTTGAAATACCAGTTGTATTTTGGGCAAATGTAACAAGAGCTATGCTGAAAGATGGTGTTGCGGTCGTTGTTCCACGTTGGGAAAATGGTCGACTGATTGAAATTTGGCTTGCAAAGAAAACCATATCATGGACTGCAGAGAGAGTTGAAATCATGATTGATGATGTAGAGATTGAGCTACCTCTTAGCGATGTCTGGGTTTTTGAGAATCCTAAATTAAACGTGACAAGTCAACTAAACCAAATCACAGAATTAATTGATATCAACCTTGATGCGTTAACCGAGAAGTTAGGCAGAGGGAATTCAAAGTTGAGAGGATTCTTAAAACTACCAACTAAAGCAGCAGATGAACATTTGAAGAAACAAGCTAAGAGTCGAGTTGATAGCATGATGGAACTTGCTGAAAATGGTGGTATTGCCTATCTAGAGCAAGGTGAAGAGTTTATGGAATTAAACAAAGATTACTCAACTGCTTCTAAAGAAGAAATGGAGTTTCTGAAATCTCAACTTTATCATGCTCATGGGATTAATGAAAAATTGTTTACTTGTGACTACACAGAAGAGCAATATAGAGCTTACTATTCTAGCGTCATGAAGTTATATCAACGTGTATTTTCTGAAGAGATAAACAGGAAATACTTCACGAAGACAGCACGGACACAAGGCAACAAACTCTTAGTCTTCTTTGATATGGCTGATATGATTTCATTCAAAGATCTAGTTGAAGGTGGATTTAAATCTAAATACGCAGGTTTGATGAATTCAAATGAATTCCGTGAAACCTATCTAGGGCTTCCAGGATATGAAGGTGGAGAAGTATTCGAAACTAATCTAAATGCAGTCCGTATCGAACCGAGCGAAGGTAATTAAAAATAGGGTGGGCGGTTGGCAGAAATTTTAAGAAAGGAGGTAGGCTATGGAAAAGTTAAAAACCTTTGTCGTCAAGTCAGTTGAGGAAGAGTCAGCTGACTTTCATTTTGAGGCTTATGCCTCCACTTATGGCAATACCGACAGAGACGGCGATGTGATGGCCAAGGGGTGTTTTGATAACACTCTGAAGACTAAAGCTGTCGTACCTATGTGCTTAAACCATGATCGCAATCGTGTCATCGGTAAGCATGAGCTGTCGGTAGATGAAAAAGGTCTGCGAACACGGTCAACATTCAATCTGAGTGATCCAGAAGCTAAGAAAACCTATGACCTCATGAAGATGGGGGCACTGGATAGTCTGAGCATTGGATTTTTTATTAATGATTATGAGCCAGTTGACGCTAAGCAACCTTACGGTGGATGGATTTTTAAAGAAGTTGAAATCTTTGAAATATCTGTCGTGACCGTACCAGCCAACCCTCAAGCAACCGTTGATAATATTAAGGGATTTGATATGTCTGTGGTTGACAAGCGAATCGCTCAGGCGAACATGAAGCAAGATATCATGAGTAAACTTGCAACGATTTAAAAAAGGAGAAAAAAATGAAAACACTAGTCGAATTGATGGAAGAACGACAAAAACATGCAGATGAGTTATCTGAGGTCAAATTAAAAAAAGTTTCAATCGAAGAGAAATTGAAGTCAGCAACTATTGGAGAAGAAGAACTTGCACAGTTGAAATCAGATGCAGAAGAATTGGTATCTAAAGCAGAGGAACTCAAGAACACAATTTCTAAGTTAGATATTGAAATTGAAGAAAAAGAAGACAATCTCAATAAAGCTGCTAAATCTATCAAGGAAGTACAGAAAGGCAAGACACAAATGGAATACTTAAAAACAAAAGAAGCTGCACTTGATTTCGCTCGAATCCTCATGGATAACGAAGGCAGCTCAAACAGTGCCCGCAAAGCGTGGGAAGCAAATCTGGTTGAAAAAGGTGTAACTGATGTTGACAAAATCTTACCTGAACCAGTATTGATTGCAATCCAAAATGCATTTAATGATTACGACGGTATCCTGAACCATGTAACCAAAGATCCTCGTTATGCAGTACGTATTTCACTTCAAACGCAAAAAGCAAAAGCTAAAGGCCATCAGAATGGCAAAACAAAGAAAGATGAATCTTTTGTATTTATCGATTATACAATCAACTCTGCAGCTGTCTACATCAAGTACAGTTTTGAGTATGCTGACTTGAAGAAGGATACAACAGGTGCTTACTTCAACTATGTGATGAATGAACTAGCACAAGGCTTCATCCGTGCAGTTGAACGTGCTGTTGTTATCGGCGATGGTAAAAATAGTGATGATGATGACAAAATCACTGAAATTAAATCTATTGCAGAAGAAACACTTGCTCAACTATTTGATACACAAGAAATCAGTGTTGACGGGGAATTTGACAGTACTGTTTTAGAAACCCTCGTCAAAGGGATTGATAAACTTGCTGCAAATACAACTCCAATTTTGGTAACTTCAAAAACCATTGCCCGTAAACTTAAAATGGTTAAGGATGGCGAAAAACGCTACATTGATCCACAACCATTCGCACCAATTTCACAAACAGGAAATGTCATTGCTGGTTACCAAGTATATGTCTATGACTGGATGGAAGATGCGACTAACCCAATTATCGCATTTGCTGACAAGGCTTATAAGATGATTGGTGATGATATCTCTGCTGATCGCTTTGAAGATTATGATGTAACGATGAATCGCCGTCATATCGAACTTGCTAGCGTGCTTGGTGGCCGACTTGGTCAGTACAAATCAGCTGTGAAATTCACAAAAGGTTGATTTTAAATAGAAAGGGGAGTCTAAAATGACAATCCTTAATCAAATTAAAGAAATGGTTGAAGTTGATGTCGAAGAAGAAATCTTCGACACTCAACTTTTAAGCTACATAAATAGTGGGATTTCATATCTAACGAGAAACAACATTCCTATCACTCGCATTGATAAAGAAAGCGAATTGACAGAATGGGATGAGATTGAAGAGGATGATAAAGAAACAATTTTAGATTGGTTACATTTGAGATGTGTTCAGAGATTTGATAAATCCTTGATGACAGGAAACTCAACAACAATGAGCTGGATTGATGAAGAATTGACAAATATTCTCTATCAATTAAAAGCTATTTACGGAGTTTAATCATGAAATCATCTAGAGTATCAATCATCCTTTGTTACGATAAGCGCACAGAGGTCGAAAAAGGTGTTTTTGAAAAACAAGTTGTAGAAAAGAAAGTCAAAGCTGAAAAAGAGAAAATCTACCAACGTAGGCTTGATAAAGCTTTGGCAGATGGTCAAGTTTTGACAGCAAGATTTCGGATACGTTCTAACTATGTGACAGATTCCTTAGACTACGTGAAGTACAAAGGGAAAGAGTACAAGGTAAATGTTGGAACTGAATCTGATGATGGCCACTACACGATAATTGAATTAGGAGAATTGAAATAATGGCTAAGAAGTTCTTCACCAGGCAAGAAATTCAAGAAATCCTAGAAAAAAACACTTTAAAATCAAAAGTGTTCTATATGGAACGTGAGGAAAAGTCCTCTCCTGACAACGTTATTCTTTACTATCGTTTAACTCCGGGTAGTAGTATTACTGCTGATGACACAGTACACATGAGAAAAGTGACTATTCAAATCAGTCACTATCACAAGAAGAAACTAGACAGCATTGAGGAATTGATGTTGTCTAATTTTATGTGTGAACCTAGTCAGTTGAATCTAAAACAGCCTGATACAGATTACTTACTTACAACCTACAGAATCGAGGTATTCACAAGTGGGAAGTGGTAGCGTTAATGTGAAAACATTAAAAATCGATATACAGAATCAAGTTTTAGAAATCATAGAAAAAGCAGGAAAAAGCACCGCTGGAGATATTAGAGACGGAAGTCCTAGAAGAAACGGAGTATATGAAAAAGGATGGACTCACGAGACCATTGAAGATATCGCTGTAGTATATAACAATGGGAAAGAGAAGTCGCTTGCTCACTTGTTAGAAAATGGCCATGCAACAAAAAATGGTGGATTTGTCGCACCTCAAGAACACATCAGACCAGCTTATCTCAAAAATAAAGAAATCTTTCTCAATAATATGAAATCAATAAAAATCAGACCAAATTAAGGAAGGAGTCACAATGACTTATAAATATGACACACGAGAGGTTACTCATGGTAATGCCATGGGATTCTTTGCTAAGATTTCAAAAACAGAATCTGGCGCACTCGATCTAAAAACACCATACCCATTTACAGGAATGCGAAAAACATCTTTTGAAACTTCACAAGAATCAAAAGCATACTACGCAGATAACGTGGAGCACGTCCGTCTTCAAGGTAAGAAATCAACTGAGGGATCCATCACGACTTATCAAATTCCTAAACAATTCATGATTGACCATTTGGGGAAAAAGCTGACAACTTCAACTCCTCCAGCGCTCATCGATACTGGTGTGAATGCGAATTTCATTTGGGGATATGCTGAAACGGTTACAGATGAGTTTGGTTCTGAGGTTGAAGAGTTCCACATCTGGACCAATGTGAAAGCATCGGCTCCAAAAGGAAGCGCTACAACAGATGAAAGCTCTGCTACACCAAAAGAAATCGAAATTCCATGTACTGCGTCACCTAACAATTTCATTCTAGATTCAGATAAAAAACCTGTTTCAGAAATTGTATGGCGTGATACAGACAAGGGTGTTGTCCGTGCTAAATTTGATAAATTGTTCGCTTCAAGTACCCCAACGAAATTGATTGATTTTATCAATGAAGCTTTAGGAACAACAGCCATCGTGCCAGGAGGCTAAAATGATTAAAAAAGAACTATCATTCACAGCGTTTGATAGTTATGGTGAAGAAAGAGAGCACACTGAAACAGTGCGCTTTCTTTACTCTTTACCAGCTATTAAGATGTATGAACAGCGAACAGGTCGCAACTTCTTTGATGACAACCAAAAAGCACTCACAGCTTACACACAGCTTGCCCTTGCAACTGGTGTAAATGGTAGCTTATCTGATTTAACTGATGAAGAAAAAGTCAAACTAATGCCATTACTTATGGAGCCAGATTTCATGAACTTCCTGACTGAAGTCATCCCTTGTCTGTACGGTGAGGTTGAGAATGGTCGCTTGGTACAGAATGAGCTGACTGCCGAAACAGCCTCTCTTGCTCCTTGGTTTGGGGATTTGATCGATATTGGTTTTTTCTCAGACCTCTTTTATGAATTTAACCGAAGCAGAGCAAAGGTTCCTCAAGATAGAAAAAAGCCTCAACAGAAGTCATAACTTCTGAAAAAATTTATAAGGTTGTTTTTGAAAATCGGATGGATGTTTTTTGGGCAGAAAGTCAACACTTTAATTATCTGATGGGGACACTACATCAGATGAGTATCAATGAAAATGAGAAGAAAACTTTATCAAACGCAGAATTACTAAATGTAATGTCTGACTAAAACTGAAAGGAGGAAATCCATGGCTGAAACATTTGAAGGCTTATATGTCAAATTTGGTGCCAATACTGTTGAATTTGACAGGTCAGTAAAAGGTATCAATAATGCTTTATCTAGTTTGAAAAAAGACTTCAACAACATCAATAGACAATTGAAGATGGACCCAGACAATGTCGACTTGCTGAATCGTAAGTTGCTCAATTTACAGGAACAAGCTCGTGTTGGTGCTATGAAAATTGCTGAACTCAAAAAGCAACAAAAGGAACTGGGAGAATCTGAAGTTGGGTCAGCACAGTGGAATAAGCTTCAACTTGAAATTTCTAAAGTTGAATCACAGATGAAGGTTGTTGACCAGGCAATGAATTCAACCAAAAAACATATCGAAGATGTAGGAAATCCAAAGTCTATTTTAAATCTCAACAAAGAAATCAACAATGTTGCAAAAGAACTTGATATCGTCAACCAGAAACTTGAATTAGATCCTAAAAATGTAGAGTTGTCCGAAGAAAAAATGAAGTTATTAGGTAAACAATCTTCATTAGCCAAGGATAAGGTCCAGGAGTTGAAACGGAAACAAGCGGAATTAGGAAAGGAAAAAATCGGAACAGAGGAATGGCGACAACTTCAAAATGAAATTGGGCAAGCAGAAGTTGAGGTGTTAAAGATAGATAAAGCCATGGGTAATCTAGGAGATTCGAGCCGTTCAGCAACAGGGAACATCAAGGAAGCTACAGGATACTTAAAAGCCGATGTAATGATGAACGTTGCTGAACAGGCAGGACAACTAGGTCAAAAAATGGTTGATGCTGGTAAAAAAACAGTCGATGCATGGTCTGAAATCGACGAAGCGATGGATACTGTTACGACGAAGACTGGACTTACTGGCAAAGCCTTGTTAGGACTTCAAGAAATTGCAAAAGGAATCGCTACATCCTTACCATCGGCTACATTTCAAGAATCTGCTGACGCAGTTGGTGAGTTAAATACACAATTTGGACTTACTGGTGATACTTTGCAATCTGCAGCAGAGTACCTATTGAAATATTCGAAAATAACTGGAGAAGATATTTCAAATTCCGCAATAAATGCCAAGAAAGCAATTGATGCTTACGGTTTATCTAATGAGGATCTAGCGAGAGTATTGGACTCAGTAACAAAGGTCGGTCAGGATACTGGTCAATCTTATGACTCCATCTTTCAAAAAGCAATTGATGGAGCTCCTCAGATTAAGATGCTAGGATTATCTTTTGAAGAGGGGGCGACATTAATTGGTAGATTTGAAAAAAGCGGGATTGACTCTTCTGCGGCTTTAGCTTCACTTTCAAAGGCTACAGTAAACTATGCTAAAGACGGAAAGACATTGACTGAGGGGTTGAACGAGACTGTCAATGCAATTCAGAATGCTACTAGTAAGACAGAAGCAATAAGAATTGCTTCTGAAGTTTTTGGGAGCAAGGCTGCACCACGTATGGTAGATGCTATCCAACGTGGGGCATTTAGCTTTAATGATTTAGCTGAAGCAGCACAAAATTCATCAGGAACTGTAGCAACAACATTTGATGAGACAATAGATCCGATTGATAAACTAACAACCTATTCCAATAAAGCGAAAGAAGGGCTTGCTGAGATAGGTGGTAAATTACTTGAGACTGTTATACCAGCTTTAGAACCTTTGATGGGGATGCTTGAATCTGCTGTCAATTGGTTTAGCAGTTTAAATGAAACTGATCAACAGACTATCGTGATTCTTGGCCTCGTTACAACTGCTGTAATGCTACTGCTTGGTGCAATAGCACCTCTAGTTATTGCTATAGGTGCAATAGGTGCTCCTGTTGGAATTGTCGTAGCGGCAATAGTTGCTGCTATTGCCGCTATTACACTCATCATTCAGGCCATCATGAACTGGGGGGCTATATCCGAATGGCTTCAGTCGACGTGGGACGCTTGCGCCGCTTGGCTTTCTGAATTGTGGACTAATATTGTCACGACTGCTACTACAACGTGGTCAAGTTTCACTGCTTGGCTTTCTGAAATTTGGTCTTCAGTAGTCTTAACGGGACAGTCTTTGTGGTCTAGCTTTACTAGCACCTTATCCAATATTTTCTCAAGTTTGATTTCAGGAGCTCAGTCACTGTGGTCAAGTTTTACTTCTACCCTTTCCAATCTATGGTCTGACCTGGTCTCAACCGGGTCAAATTTGTTTAATAATTTGAGTAGCACGATTTCAGGAATTTTTAATGGTATCTTATCCACTGCTAGCAATATTTGGGACTCTATCAAATCAACTATTTCAAATGCTATTGATGGTGCTAGAAATGCAGTATCTAACGCTATCGAAGCTATTAAGAGTCTATTTAATTTCAATATCAGTTGGCCACACATTCCATTACCACACTTCTATGTAAGTGGTTCAGCCAATCCATTAGACTGGTTAAGTCAGGGAGTTCCAAGCATCGGCATTGAGTGGTATGCGAAGGGTGGTATCATGACCAAACCAACTTTATTTGGAATGAATGGAAATAGAGCAATGATTGGTGGAGAAGCTGGTGCAGAAGCAATCCTTCCCCTTAACAAGTCAACTCTTGGTGCAATTGGACAAAGTATTGCTAATACGATGAACACATCGAATAACATCAATGTCAACTTCTCAGGAGTGACCATTCGAGAAGAAGCGGATTTGAATAGACTAGCTGACGTAGTCGGAACACGTATTGCCGAAGAACTACAAAGAAAAACTAATTTGAAAGGAGGTTTCGCATGACAAAAATTAATGAGTTAACCATTGATGGAGTGAAAACATCATCATTTAAATGTGAGATTCTGGTTGAAACACGACCACAAGTCATCGTATCCTCCTCAAAAACTAGTCTTTTAGAACATGATGGGATTAGTGGTGCAATTGTTCAATCAAATAGGCATCGTAGGTTGATTGAAAAAAGCTACCACATCAGCTTGATTAATCCAACGGATGAAGACTTATACCGCTTTTCTTCTCTGTTAAATCGTGAAAAATTTTGGTTGGAGAATGAACAAGAGCCAAGCGTGAAATATTGGTGTTACAAAGTGGATGATTTCAAAATTATTAAAGATGATTTTGGTGCATGGACGGTAGATGTGAAATTCACTTGTCACCCTACAAAATACTTTAAAGACACCGATACACAGAGATTGACAAGAAGTGGGACCTTGACCGTTCAAGGTTCTGCTCTTGCATTTCCTAAAATTACAATCGTTGGCCAGAGCGCTTCTGAGACTTCATTTACAATCGCTGGTCAGGTCATTAGGCTTGAAAGGATAGCTGAGTCGCTTGTGATGGTCAATAATCCTGACAATCCTAGCTTCAAAACGACAACAGGGAAGGCAGTGAAATGGTCAGGTGATTTTATCACAGTTGATCCAGCGAAAGTGCAGAATGTTGGTGTTGTTTTAGGTCCAGGTATTCAATCGCTTGAAATCGAAACGGTTTGGGGGTGGGCATAATTGCTTTATCTACTTAATAAAGATGTGAGAACCGTTCGGTGGAACGGGGAGCCACTTCATGAAGCAAGTTCGGCGATTGTTAAAGAAACCATGAATGGCGATTTCACCTTAACTGTGAAATATCCTATTTCTGACTCTGGTATTTATCAGCTCATCCAAGAAGATATGCTTATAAAGGCTCCGACTCCTGTTTTAGGAGCGCAGCTTTTTCGCATCAAGAAACCTGTTGAGCACAATGACTATCTAGAAATCACCGCCTATCACATTTCAGACGATGTGATGCAACGTTCTATCACACCAATGAGCGTGACTAGTCAGAGCTGTGGCATGGCTCTTTCTCGCATGGTTCAAAACACCAAAACTGCTTTGGGGGATTTTTCTTTCAATAGCGACATCCAGGATCGTAGGACCTTCAACACGACTGAAACAGAAACTTTATATTCTGCATTATTGGATGGCAAGCATAGTATCGTCGGAACGTGGGAAGGCGAGCTGGTGCGTGACAATTTCGCTCTGACAGTGAAGAAGAGTCGTGGGGAGAATCGTGGTGTTGTTATCACGACACACAAGAATCTGAAGGATTACCAACGCACAAGAAACAGTCAGAATGTTGTCACAAGAATCCATGCCAAATCGACTTTTAAGCCTGAAGGCTCTGAAAAAGAAACGACTTTCAGAGTAACTGTTGATAGTCCTCTTATTAATTCTTATCCTTACATAAACGAAAAAGAGTATGAGAATAACAATGCAAAATCCGTTGAAGAGCTGCAGAAGTGGGCACAGGCTAAGTTTTCAAATGAGGGCATTGACAAGGTCTCTGACGCTATCAAGATTGAAGCTTATGAACTTGATGGCCAAGTAGTTCACATGGGTGATACGGTCAATCTCAAGAGCTGGAAACACAATGTCGATGCATTCAAGAAAGCTATTGCTTATGAGTTCGATGCCTTGAAAGAAGAGTACATCTCTCTGACTTTTGATGATAAGGCAGGAACTGGTGGTTCTAGAGCTTCTGGTGGCTTATCTAGCGCAGCTGATGCAATCCTTGGTGTAACAGGAACCGCACAAGAAATTGCCCTTGAAAAGGCTCTTCAAAATGCGGACTTAGACTTTGATCATCAAGCTGGATTGCTTAGACAGGAAATTTTGGACGGTATCGAACTTGCTAGGGCTAAAGCTGAAGAAGTCAAAAGAGAACTCTCTGATACTATTAATCAGCGATTCGACAACTTTGACAACGCTTCGATACAAGAAGCCAAGCGCAGGGCTGAAGAAGCCTTGCGAAATGCGGGTGCCAGCAGTTTGCTTGCTCAGGAAGCTAAGAATATTAGCGAGCGAGCAAGAACAGACATTACTAACCTACAAGCATCATCTCAAAATGCTCTCAGCCAGATTGAGGCTTTCAAAACTGAGTATGGTACGAAGTTGAACGAGGTTAAAAGCACTGCAGACGGTCTGTTTACTAAAATGGGAGTGGTTGAGACCTACATCAGCAAAGACGGCCAGCGACAGGAGGAATTGAAGCGCTATGCTAGGACTGAGAGTGCTAGTCAAGCGTCTGCAATCCGTGAGCAGATATCCAGAGATTACGTTGGGAAATCGACTTATCAGGAGGATGTGAGAGGTCTTGAACGTCGTTTTAGTGCGATAAGCACGCAGACGAACAATGATATCACTACAAAAATTGCTCAGTATAAGCAGACGGTAGACGGTCAATTCGCAAGTATCACATCGCAAATCGCTGGCAAGGCCAATCAGACAGACTTCCAGCGAGTCAGAGAGACTAGTCAACTCTATGAGCGGATTATCGGTAGCAGTGAGAATGACATCTCGAATAAGATCGCTCGCATGGCTCTTACTTCCCAACTTTTTCAGGTTGAGGTGGCTAAAAGCATTGGAAGTGATAATAACTTAATCGTCCGCTCGAAGTCAATGGATAGGCATACGCTTGTTAATGAGGGTAACACTAAGAGAGTATTTGTGAACAACGGTATATTTACCATTCGATGCACTGGTAATTCAGGATATACATTCGCAGGATTCACACTACCACTCTACATCGATAGAATGGCCAGAGGTGAGACATATACTCTTAATTTTAAGTATCGCATTCTGGGACGATTAGACCATAATTTCACTGTCGCGGCTAAAAATCATAAAGCAAATGATGCGTCTTTATCTTCAAATATAGCCACGAGCTCAACTGCAGTTTCAAGCAATTGGCAAGAGTTCAATGAAACATACACTATTAGCAGAGATTTTGAATTTGGGAATAGCGAACTTTATCCACTTTATTTCTACTTAGCCAAAAATGGTTGGGTTGAAATTAAAGAGATTATGCTTGTTCGTGCTTCTCAGACGAACGGATATAAAGCCAGTCAATTTGATGATATGTCCGAAGCGGTTCGCTCGGTTCAAAGTCAACTGGCAGGCTCATGGTCTGTCCAGAACATCAATTCAGCCGGAGATATCATCTCTGGGCTTAATCTAGGAGCTGATGGGATAAACCGTTTTATAGGAAAATTGTTTCACATCACTGGCGAGACCTTGATTGATAAAGCCGTTATCAAATCGGCTATGGTTGATAAGTTAAAGACAGCCAATTTTGAAGCAGGTTCCGTCACAACTACGATTTTAGACGCCGAAGCCGTTACTGCTGACAAGTTGAGGGTGGACCAAGCTCTTTTTAATAAACTTGTAGCAAATGAAGCTTATTTAAGCCTGCTATTTGCGAAACAGGCCTTCATCAATCGTGTTAGAAGTATTTCGATAGATGCGAGCCAAATAACAACAGGAACATTAAGCGGAGATAGAATCTACGGAGGGACCATATCAGGTACTACACTGACAGGCCATACAAGAATCAATCTTGGTGAGTATGGGTCGTTTGACACCGTAAATGGAGGCTTGCAGATAAATGTACCTAGAGCGGTCAACTCAAAGGATGGTCTGGGTGTCCAGTTTATTGGCTCTTCTGGCCGAGGTGAGAATGTCCCTTATGGATTATTCGTTTACAAGGACGATGATATAACACGAGGGGATACCGCTCGCGATACAGATGAATTCATCATGACTGTTCAAGGGTACATCAATACAAAAGGGATTGGTTGGCTAAAAACAGGCAAAGGTAAAGTAGGAAGTGTGACAACAGGAACATTAGGGTTCTGGCAGTCAACCGTTGCGTTAGATTACGCACCAAACGACATTTACTACACATACAATGGTACTGCATATGGCTTGTGGGCCATTATAAAACAAAGCTTCTCGGACAGCCGTTTGAAGGAGAATATTGTTGACTGTAAGCATAAGGCTCTTGATTATATCCAGCAATTCCAGTTCAAGGAATACGATTGGAAGAAGCAAGAGGACAGACCACAACAAGCACACACGAAGATTGGTTTGATTGCCCAAGAGGTTCAAGCAGTAGATCCGACTCTTGTCTATGAGAACGGCGACACGCTAAACTTGGATAATCTCAGATTGACAACGATGGCTCTCAAAGCAATTCAAGAATTAAATCAGCGATTGGAGAAATTGGAGGAAATAGCATGAATGAAGCAATCAATCAGCTAGTGCTACAATCACTAGCTACTAAATTGGCTAAAAGTGAGTTGGAATCGGCTCAAAACGAGGCGTTTTATCAACTCGCGGCAAGCGAATTAAAAGCAATGAACGAAGTGTTGGAATACGACCCAGCACTCAAAGAACTATTTGAAGAAACAAAAGCTAAAATGCAAAAAGGAGAATAGAACATGACACAAACATACGAACTAGAAAATGCCCCTTATTTCCGTCAACCTGAAAACGTCACAATCGTGACAATCAAGAAAGAGCATGGCCAACGCTATAGCTATGAGCAAGCAGGCTTGTCTGGTGACCGCACTCATGAAAGTCAAGAGGTGCTTATCCAAGCAGTGCTTGATGTGGTCAAAGCCGAACTTGACCCAGCGAGCGCTATCGTTCAAACACAAGCGAAATTGGAAGAAGCAACTCATGAACTTGCTGAAACCAAAGCGAAACAAACTGCGACAGATGAAGCAGTTAAACATAACCAAGAAGAGACAGACCGCTATGGTAAGATTATCCATGCGGTCGTTTTAAATGCCGTAGCAGGTAAGACAATCGCTTACGGAACCAACTACAAGGAATTGGTAGAGTTGATTCCGCTCGCTGAAGTTGGCAAGCATTATATGGCACATGACTTGATTACTATCGAAGACCCTAACCATACTGAATTGAATGGTGAAGGCAAGCGTGTCTTGGTTCAGCTTAACCGTGAATTTACTTACAATGGTGAACCTGTCAGCGATTTTGTTCGAAATGGTCGTCTTGAACTTGATGGAACAGGCGCAGCATGGAAGTTTGAGCCTAAAGAATAGAGGTGACTATGGACGTCTTACAATCAACAGAGCATTTTTTTATGAACGTTTTGCCAGTCGCTACGCCAATCGTCGTGGCTTGGCTTGGTTATAAAATGCCGAAGAAAACCAAGGAACAGACAGACCAAATCATTTCGGAATTGAATGATGTCAAAGGTAAAATCAAAGATGTCCAAGAAACTGCATGCGACAGCAACACAAAAATTGACGAAGTACAAGAGAAACTGAAGTTACACGATGAGGCGCACCTTGTTACGATGAGGATGCGTCTTGATCGTGATATTCGCAGGGCCATTCGTCGTGGATTTACCACAAAGGATGAGTTCTATGTAGTCGAAAACATGCACAATAGTTACAAGGCTTTGGGTGGCAATGGCTACATTGACCATTTGTACAATAATTTTGAAGCATTGCAGATTAGGGACGACATCTTAGTTGAAGATGAGAAAGGAGCAAGGAATGGCTTATGTTCTTAATTCAACAAATCTTGAACAAGTGGACGGTGGATTTCTAGTTAAGCAGGGCGATGTGGCTTCCACATTCGCCTTTTCTTTGCTTGATGAAAATCATGAGCCGATTCCACAGCTTGAAGGGCAAGAGGCATCTATCACATTGACGAGAGGCCAGGAGCAATTACGCAAGACGGCAGTTGTGACAAACGGCGCAGTTGCCTTTAATTTGGGTATGATTTTACCAGCTGGCTTATATCGAATCGAGGTGTCAGTGGGGGGATATACATTCCCCAGTAATGACTCGACTCAAATCCGAATCACCAAATCGGATAAGAACCTGGTCACAGAGGAAATCCACGCTCTAAAAGAGTTGGATATCGCTGAAGAAGTTAAGAAGCAACTTGCAGAAAAGACTGTAGGTGGCGATGGCACGGTGAGTCAGGAATTTCCTGACCTACTCTTTTATTACAACTTAGGAAAGGTCTAGGAATATGGACACAACAAAATTAACGGCATTTGCGCAAGCAGTTGGGGTTGACATCAAGGAATTGAAACAACTGCTAAATGGCAAGATTGACAATGCGACAGTCACACAACTGATTGAACAGGCTAAAACTGCAGTCAAAAATGAAATTTTGGGCGAAGGCGTATCAGAGGACTTGAATACCCTCAAGGAAATTGCTGAGAAAATCGCAAGCATGAGTGGTGACACGCAAAGCGCAGTTGTTCAAAAGATTTCAGATTTAGGAACACGCATTGACAACATCGCCAACCTCGACTTAGTCGCAACGTATAATGCAGCGAAAGCGTGATTGCTATGAGCAATTTAGAGGAATTTGCTCAAGCGGTTGGCCGTGATGTTAAGGTGCTTAACCAAAAACCTGAACCAAGGCTGGTCTTAACAGGAAATACCCTCGGTATCGTCGGAGGGAACAATGTTACCATTCCACTGCCCGAGAATGTAGGTCACGAAATCCGTGGCACAGGCTCACCGGAAGGGCGTATAGTTGCCGAAATAGGAACGACCTATGTGGATGTTAATGCCACGAATGGCGCTCTGAAATGGATTAAAGAGAGTGGAAATGAAAACACTGGTTGGAAAGTTTTGATTGGTGACACAGGTTGGAGGATGCTTAACACGCTCTCAAAACTAACTGTTGGTAGTCGAACCTCGTTTATCAAAATTAGGCGAGTAAACAACTTAGTTTCTTATCAATTCGGAGGTTTGGAATGGGGATGGTTTGGGATTGTCCGACGCAACGGGAAAGGTTTTGTGGGGCAATCAAAGAATGGAGCCAAAGTGCTTGGACCAGGTGACATACCAATAGGATTCCGTTCCGAAAATTCATTAATCGGGAATATCTTTAATGACAAAGGCGAAATTTACGGAATATGGTATCTAGGCGGGAAATCTGATTCAAATTTCATGCATATGACATTTGAAAAAGGTATTACAACCGACAAAGACATCGGAGATATTCGTGTAAGTGCCGTCTCGTATATAACAGATGATCCTTGGCCAACAACATTGCCATAAAAGACATAAAAGAAAGGAAAATAACAAATGATTAACTGGAAACTACGACTACAAAATAAAGTGACACTCATTGCATTGCTTGGGGCCATTTTCCTAATGGCTCAGCAATTTGGATTGGATATTCCGAAAAATATCCAAGACGGCGTGAATACGTTCGTGTATATCCTTGTATTGCTGGGTGTGGTAAATGACCCAACTACAAGCGGTATCACTGATAGCAAGCAAGCGCTTGGTTATGAAAATCCGAAGGAGGACTAAGAATGGATATTGATACAAGTAGACTAAGAACTGACCTTCCACAGGTTGGGGTGCAACCTTACCGGCAAGTACATGCACACTCAACAGGAAACCGTAACTCAACAGCTCAAAATGAGGCGGACTACCATTATCGTAAAGACCCTGAACTAGGGTTCTTTTCTCACGTTGTCGGAAACGGTCGTGTCATGCAGGTAGGACCCGTAAACAACGGAAGTTGGGACGTAGGTGGCGGTTGGAATGCTGAAGCGTATGCAGCAGTTGAACTGATTGAAAGTCATTCAACTCAAGAAGAGTTTATGAAAGATTATCGCCTGTATATCGAATTACTGCGCAATCTAGCAGATGAAGCAGGCTTGCCGAAAACTCTCGATACAGGGAGTTTAGCAGGTATCAAAACCCACGAATACTGTACGAACAACCAGCCAGACAACCACTCAGACCACGTTGACCCTTATCCTTATCTTGCAAAATGGGGCATTAGTCGTGAACAGTTCAAAAAAGATATTGAAGGTGGCCTGTCTGAAGCTAGCTGGAAACGTAATGACACTGGATGGTGGTGGGAGGAGTCGGATGGCTCTTATCCGACAAATCGATGGAAGCAAATCAACAACGAATGGTTCTACTTTGATGAACGTGGCTATTGCCTAATCAATCGTTGGTTTAATGATAGTAAAGACTGGTTCTATCTTGATAAGCGTGGTGCTATGGTCACAGGCTGGATGTACATTGGTAATTACTGGTATTATTTCAAGGCAGACGGTCGTATGGCTAAAGGATGGGTGAAATACCGTGAAACATGGTACTACCTTGATGAAAAAGATGGCGACATGAAATCAAATCAATTCATCAAATCAGGCAACGGTTGGTACTACCTCAAACCAGACGGCAGCATGGCAGATAAGCCAGAGTTCACAGTAGAGCCTAACGGGCTCATTACTACAAAATAAAAACAGAAAGGACTTTCAAATTAGATTACACCAACCGCAGGCAATAGCTTGCGGTTTTTTGTTTGCAATAAAAAAAGCAGTGACCGAAATCACTGCTTATCAGCTATAGCAAATTCATAGAGCTTTTCTGCTGTTAGAAGCGCCATTTTGTCCATGCTTGTTTTTCCTTTTCTGAGGTCAGAAACAGTAGTCCAAGGAACTCCAGCGCCTTGCGAAATAGCAGATGTAGACATCGGGCTGTCTAATAATTTTTGAATAATTTTTCTCATACTTATTTGTCCTTTTTATTCTTTAGATAAATATATACATTGACTGCAATTATAAAAATAGCTATTGCACTAACCATTGCTTTTCCTCTTTTCATTTGATAAAATAGAGGTGTGAGGGGCTTTCGCCCCCACCTCTTAGCGTTTACCTTTTTCTTTTGCGGGAGTTGGGTTTACGCTTTTTGTTTTGCCTTGCGACTGTTATTGCAGTTACCAGACTTGCTATAGCAGTTACTGTTTCAGGGATATTATCTATCGCCTTTTCAAGTAACCTAAGCCAATCTTCTTTGTTCAACTTCCTCACCTCCTTTCCTTATCTTGATTATATTATATCACGGTACACCGAGAAAGTCAAGCGATTTGATGAAGTTTTTTAAATTTTTTCGAAAAAAATAGACCTTGTCCAGAGGTCGGGAAGTTGGAGGGGACACCCTCCGTTTTTGCTTATTTAATAGGAAATAATTTTACCTTTTTCATAATAATCTCCCTTAACTCCACCCAATCAGGTGGAGTTTTTTGGCTCTATTTCAGGCTTTTGGGGAGTTTTCTAAACATCATTTTTCGATATTTTTCGGATTTTTTTCGGGGACTTTTTGAGATTTTTTCGGGGACTTTTTTAGCGAATAGGACTAAGAAATAGGTCTGTTGTCGCTTCAGTTACTTCAACCTCAATTTGATTGCAAGTGTCTGTGAATTGAAGTGTTAGAACTGATGTAATAATGCTCTTGGTTGTCAAGGCGTGGTGCATCATATTGTTGTACGGCGGTTAAAGAGAATGTAAACCTTTGACAAAATTTGTGAACTGTGGGATAATGGAAGAGAATTAAGGATTAGTTCTATATCATAGGCTAGAAAAGACCCCAAGCTCACGACCAAATAAGCTTGGGGTCTTTTTTGACACTATTTGTCCTTGTTTAGCCATTTATCGACTAAGCGAAGAACAACACCGACTGCGATTGGTCCGATGATAGTTTTAAGGATTAGTTCCATCATGGGCTATCTCACCTCCCTTCGTAGGCGGTGTAGAAGTGCCGTAGAATATTATACCACATGAGGGCTAAACTCGATAGGCACCCAATCAGGTGGCTTTTTTGTTTGTAGGCTGGATTTTTGCTATAATAGAATCATGAG